GTCAAAAACATGCGTCGCGATTTGCTGGACCCGGTTGGCCGAGTTGGGCGAAAGCTTGTCGAGAACGCTAAGAATCTCGCCCGACGTTATTTCCTTCATAGGGCGAGGACCGAGGCCGGATTGCAGCTTGCGGAGGTTGATCGCGGTGCGCCGCACCGTCTCATAGGATTTTGCCCCGCCCGATATCCGGCTCTTTTCGTCGATCATGGCGAACTGCCACCAAGGCCCGATTTTGACCTCGCCCGCCGCGTCGGGGACCTCGAAATTGGTAAAGCGGAGAAAGGTCATCGCGTCGGCGGCGGTGATCGCCGTCGCGCGCGCGACCTCCTGTTTGTTGGTGCTCGGGTCGATGCCGTGCGCGACCATCTTGCGCGCGGCGTCGCATTTGTCACGCGCCTCGCTCAAGCTAATTTGCGGGAACGGGCCGAACGAGATTGTATTTTGCTTTTTCGTGACCGGCCGTTGGTAGTAAAAACGCCAACCGCGCGCGCCGCTCGGCTCGATATAGAGATAGAGGCCGCCGCCGTCGCGAAGCTTTTGCAGCTTGTCCGTCGGTGCCGTGTTGCAAGTCGCGTGATCGAGTAGCCGCTTAAAGTCGTTTCTCATTTTGTTTCCCCTTCAACGTCGGCAATGCGATGTAGCACCGCGTTCCAATCGTCGGTTTGTAGCAATGTCTCGTATGTGTCGGCGTCGCTTACGGTGAATCGCTTGCCTTCCGGCAATTCGCGTTTTGATACGTCGACGTAATCAATGAAAACCTGAACGCCGATCGCCTCGTTGATGTAGCTCGGGCATGTATCGTTATGCCACGAGCTATCCGCAAATCCGTCGGGGATCGGCGGCAAGTCGGCGAGCGGGTAATCGGAAAATTCCGCGTGTGTTTTTGTTTCAGTTATCATTTTAGACTCCGACGATAGGCTCCCAAAACCTACCAATTTTGTTGTCCGGTGCGGGCCGGTTGTTGCCGGTTCCGCCCGGTTGTTTTAGGTCGGTAAGTTGTTGGGAGACAAGCCCTTACCGGTGATTACCGGCCGTTGCCGGTTATTCCCGGTTGATATAGGGCGGCTCGCGCCGTCCGTCAATATGTCGCATAAAGGCCCATAAATAGGGGGTTTAATGAAACGGCCCTCGGGGACCTCCCAAGAATCCTACCAAAAACGGCTATACTCATATTATACGTTAATGAGCGCGCCAAAATAACTTGTACTAGGCGCCGGTGGCGTCTAGCTAAGGGCTATGAAAAACGCCGTTATCGCTATCGCCTTACTTGCCGCCGTGCCCGCCCTGGCCGAGCCGGTTAACCCCAAGATCGAATTGAAGCTTGGCGCGTTTCGCAACGCCACGGCGATCGGCGGTAACAAGGAAATCAATTACGAGGTCAAGAACGGCACCGATAAATTTCTCGAATTGGTCGGCGTGGAGTGTGGATTTTATTCGGCCGACGGGACGCTCGTCAAAACCGGCGGCTCCTTGGTCTATCGCATAAACCCCGGTGAGATCGCGCGCCACTCTGCCGGCGCCGCCGATTCACCGAACGCCGTTCGGGCAACGTGCCGGATCGACACCGTAAAGCCCTAGTCTTTCCGCTTGAGCAAATGCCGCAAATACGCGGCAACCGGCCCCGGCACCGCACGATTGCCCTTGCGCCAACGCACGACCGCCGAGCGGTCGACGTCGAGCAATTCGGCAGCGCCGGTCAGACTCAATTTTAGCCGTTTCATTGCCGCCTTGAGCTCGGTCGCGCTCATTGGGCGCTTGGTCATGCGCGCTTGATAACGCTTTATAGGTGCCATTGACAACGGGCGCCATTGGCACCTATATCGGTGTCAGGTGCTCGGGAGTATTGCCACAACATACCGATCATCGGCGCGGCGAGGTCGTCCCCTATTCGGCCTCGCCGCGCTCTTAATGTGTGGCGCAACCATCGAGGACAACAATGAAGAAAATTGCTCTTGCTCTTGCCGCGCTGTCGCTACTGGCGACCGTGATCCCATCCAGCGCAGGAAGCCGGATTTGCACCCGCACCTGCAATCCGCAAGGCACCTATTGCACGACGACCTGTTACTAAGATGCCAAATTAAAAGCCCCGCAACTCGTCGGGGCTTTTTCTTTTACGGCTCGCTCGCATGAAACCTAGCCTCCGCAAATGGCTCCATGAACTCGCCACCAAAAGCGTGTTGCTGTTACTGGCGCTACTACTCTTGCTACTGTTAATTTTTATAACGGTATCGTTTGCGCCGCGTTGCGACGCTAACACTCCCGAGTTGCGCGTCGGTCATGTATTGTTGGCAGGGTGCGCGCAACAAAAAAGGCCCGCCCCGTAGGGCGGGCCGAGTTGACGGTTTCGTCGGAGGAATCCCCGGCTACAGGCGCCGGCCGCCTATCGCCCGGTGTGGAGGGTGCCGAGGCGCCGGGCAATCTCTTAGCAACTCGACGGGCTCCATTTCAAAGCGTCGGCGCGGGCGCGTTGGTAGGCAACAATTGAACTCTGCAAGCCGGCGGCGGCGCGATCGGGCTGCAAGTATGGGTCCTTGAGCCAGCCGGCGAATAGGTGTTTGACGTTGTCCTTGAACGCCTCGTCAACCGCCGCAACCACCAACGCGCGGATGTGAACGCGGTCCTCGTCGGTGACACATACCGGCTTTGCCGGTTCCGCGTCGCTTTGCGAGTAGATCATGCCGCCGACCGCCAGCATCATTACAACGGCCAAGCCGACTACTTTCATCATGCGGCTTGCGCGACCTGGTACTCGCCAGTGAGCACGGCCGCGATTGCGGTCGCGATCTCGCCAAACCGGGCGCGGTAGAGCTCGGCGTCGGCCGAGCTATCGACAAAGCACACCTCGATCAAGATGCTCGGCATTTGAGTCTGATTCAAAAAATAGAGATCGGTGCGTTTCTTGGCGCCGCGGTTGACAAAGCCGACGCCGGCGATCGCGCCGGCGACATGGCCGGCGAGCGTCGATTGCGTGACGTATAAACATTCGGTGCCCATTGGCGACGTCGTCTCAACGTAGGCGTTGAAATGGACCGAGACGTCGAGGTCGCGCAAATGCGAATTATGGTAGTCGACGATCGTATGCAGGTTTTCGTTCTGGCTATGGCTCGTATCGTCGTGAAACGTCACGACGTCGACACCGTGATCGCGGAGCTCGTCGGCGACGGCCTCGACGACGCGCCTCGCTTCCTCGACCTCGTTGAGTATCCCGACGGCGCCAGGCACATGCTTGCCGTGACCGGACGACATAACGATCCGGTCAAAGGCAACCGGCACCGAGCCGCGCGACGTGTACGGGAAAACAACCTCGACCTCGTCGTCGGTCGTGATGCCGAGGGCTTCCATTGCGCCCGGCGAGATATCGGCAACGCGCCCGGTGTCCTCGTGCGGCCCCCAATCGGCCGGATAGAGCTTGAGCGAGCGCCCGGTTTTCGGTGCGGTCACGAGCGCCATTTCCTCGAGCAAAACCGGCGGCGGCGTCTCGCCGTAATCCCACCGGGTCGCGATGTAATACGCTTGCGGGTTGAGCCGGCGCGCCAGGCCGGTCGTGCCTTGCGGTTGATAGCTCAGGAATAAATGCGGCGCGGTGTCGACGTCATAGATAAACGCGAGGCCCTCGTCGGGCGCAACGCCGTCGTCGTTCGGCCCGCCGAACCAGGATACTTTGCCCTTGAGGTTAAGCGTCACTTTTCCGGCGTCGCTTTGCTTTCTTCGCTTGCTTGCGTCGTGCCGCCCGGTTGCGTCGGATCGGCCGGCGCGCGGCCGAACGGCGCCATAGGCCCGAAACCGGATAGCAACACCGGGTCGATCACCTGTTGCTCGGGTTGCTCGCCTTCTTTCTCGGATTTCTTTTTGTCGGTCATTTGCTCATGCTCCTTTGCTTTGCCAGAAATTCCCCGAGCGTGAGCGGCGGTTGCCCTTCCAGCGAGCGAAGCCGGTTTTCGTGATCGTAGAGCACCGTTGTTTCCGCTGCCGGTTCAGGCGGCACCGGATCGGGCGGCACATACGGATCGGGCACACCACCATCAACGAGCCATTGCTCGTATTCGGCGCGGTCGCGGTTGGCCGGATCGTTCGGAATTGAAGCGCCGTCCTCCGTGCGGATGACAACGTCAGTGGCGGTGAGTTGATAGTCTGCCATCAGAGCCTCGCGTTAAAGATAACATCGGTGAACAGGTAGCCGGTGCCAGCAAAATTGATTTCGGCCCCATCCACCTTAATATTTGCGGCTGTCAGAGTGGATGTGCCGCTATAGCTGGCATTTGCGACCGACACTGTCGGCGCCGCTCGTTTTTGCACGCGCGTCGGTAGCCAGAAATAGTTTCCGCCTACGCTTCGATAGATAATTTGATTGTGCCGCTCGTAGTATCGCAGACACTGGAACAACTCCTGATTGTAAGGCCGCATCACGAACGGCGAGCGCGCGGCGGTTGGAGCCTCGTTGCCGGGGAGGACGGTGACGCTGGTCAGGCGGAAAGCGTCAGTGGTTGCAGCGACGGCGTTGATCTGACCGGGGGCGGCAATGTAGTTTCCGGCCAGCCAAGCGTTGGCCGATGGTGCAGTGTTGGTGCTGCCACAGGCCAGCGTAAAGACAACCTGTGCCCCGATACTGTTATCAATGGCCCATGTGCCCGCTGTGTCACCGGGGATGGTGATGGTGTTGTACTGCGGAACGTCAGCGACGGCTTGCGTGTAGGTGAAGGCATAACTGCGACTGCCAGC